GTGCGTCTTGCGCTCGATGGCGGCCTTCTGGTCAAGGATCCGCTTCATCTTCTCGGGCACACTGCCGAGCACCTTGCGCGCCTCACGGTCCGCCGCGAGCACTTCGGAGATGTCGACGACAGCGCCCATGGTCAGACCTCTTGCTTCGGTTCTTCTTTGCCCTGGAAGACTAGGCTTGCCATGGCTTCCTTCAATTCCGCGTCGTCGGTGATGCCGAACTTCTCCCTAAGCGTTGCCGCGACTTTGGACATGTCCCGCGCGCTATCAAGCTGCTTGTTCAGCTCTTCGATGATCAACTCGGACGACGCCAGTTGCTCGCGTGCGAACTTGAGCTTGGTGGCAAGGGCAACCAAGAACAGCGAAAGCTCGGCGTGGTTGTACGGTGCCAGTCGACGCTCGGCGTAGTCGGACAGACCTCGGTTTGCGAGTTCCTCCGTGAGCGATTCCAGGGCTTGCTCGTCGACCTCGCGCCCCCGCGGCCCATGCTGTTGCCGGACCATCATAAGCAGGTTGTAGAGCACCGCGAGGTGATCTGCGGTCAGGTTTTTGCGCATCCAATCGGGACCTGGAAACGCAGGGTAGACGATGCCGTTGGCGCCGACTTCCGGCGTCATGCACGCGCGGTAAAGCAGCTCGATGAGCTTCTCGTTGTCGAGCAAGTCAGGGTCAAGCTTCGCGCTCTCCGATGCGTTCTTGACCGCTGCATGGGCCGCTTCGATCGACGCCCGCTGTTCTGCGACGACGGGAATGCGAAAGCCGATCTTTGGGATGGGCTTGTCCGCCAGCCCAAAGAATCCGTCAACGCTGACGGGCTCGACGACGCGCCCCACGGTCTCCCACGCTTGCGCGAAGGGCGTTGTCTCGGGTGCTTGCTTGGCAGACGGTACAGCAGGAAACGTCATGGGCAGACTCTCTCAATGTAGGCTTTGGCAGCCCTGTAAACGAGCACCTGACCATCGGTCAGCAGTGCGGGCGGCTTGCCCCAATAGCGGTCAGGTCGACCGATGCGCACGACGTGGGCGCCGACGACGAAATCGCAGGTGCCGTGCATGCGCAAAGCGATCGGCACGTTGGCCGCTGCGCCCTTGTCGAGCACGCGCATCCAGGCCTTGTGGTCAATCGCATCGAACGATGGCGACACGATGTTGAGCGCTTCGTAGACGGCTTGCGTCAACGCCACTGCGCTCGATTCCGTGAGCATGCCAAAGTCGTTGCTCGACATGAGCTGCGCGCCCTCGCTCGTGCAGAGTGCCAGCGGCACAAGTGCCATTGCTTCCGCAAGAACGGGGGCGGACGAATCACGAGCTACGTCGCGAACGTCGTGCAGCTCTTCCCCGCGCAACCCGCGAACGAAAAGCGGGATGTGCGGAGCTTCCGGTGCACGGTAGGACAGAGGCCACAAGGGACCCTCCGCCCTTGCCAGCGCGCGGAACAAGCGGGCCGGTTCAATGCCTTTCGGCGGTTCAACCAGCCCCATGGGTCACGACCAAGACTTCGCTTCACCGTGTAGCGAGTAGTTCTCGTTCGTCACCTGACCAACGCCTGCACTCGTTGCCGGTGCGCGCACGAAGCACTCGACTTCGATGGTCTCGCCGGTCGCACCCTTTTGCAGCTTGCACACCTGTTTGGTCTTCGCGATGAAGGCGCCGGGCGCGTCGAATTCTGACCCGGTTGGCGGCGCCACGTTGGTCAATTGAATGACGATCTTGACAGGCGACGGGCTGATGCCCGCAAAGCCCTTGACGAGCGTGAAGATGTCTTGATCGTCGCCCTCCCAAGAGATTTGCACCTGCGTACTCTCTTGCAGGAGCACGCCATTCATGAACACGTAAATGTTGTCGTAGACCTGAAGCGCCATGGCTTAGGACCTTCCCTTCAAAAGTTGTTGTCCCCCCGGACGAGAATGTCAGTAAGCCGTGTCGGTCCCGAGAATCAGGAGGTTCGACCCGATCAAGTGCTGCGCCGACTTGGTCTCGACGGTTGCACTCAGCTTGCCGGCGACAGGCGGCCCAACGACGATGGCGTCTTTGAGAAACTGCGCTTGCGACGGGTCGAGAATGGCGCCCGGGTAGATGCCCAGCGGGTTGGGTCCCGCGAGGTCATCGATGTGCGCTTTGAGCGCGCTCGCCATGTCGCGCGGGTAGGTGAACAGCGGCGAAGGGATGGTGCCCTTGGGCGGATCCGCGGCCACGTTGGGCTGACGGATGGACAGCCACTTGGTGCGCCACGTCTCCCAGAAGAAGTCGTTGACGCGGGGGATGTGGCTCTCGCGTGCACGGTAGTCTGCCGTGGTGGTGCCCGCAATGAAGCTCTTGCTGGTCACGCCGCGAACGAGGTAGGGCTGGCCGATCTTGCTCACGGCAATGGGGGACACGCCATTGTTGAGGCACGTGCGCTGCTCCGCTTCGGTCGGGTGGTCCGCGGACGAATACGGGGCCACCATGGGGTAGGGCGTGCCGTCGCCGTTGGCGTAGCCGTTCGGGTTATAGGCCGGATACTTGAGCCAACCGACGCGGTACACGGCCGCATGAATCGCGGCAATCATGCCAGGCGTCATGGGGTTGTTTTCAGCCCAGAAGAAGAACGCACGCGTCGAGTTTCCACCCGCGCTCGCGACGCAGGTGACCGCTTGCGCTTGCGTCCCGACAAGGCCGAAGAAGCCGTATTGACTCTTGCCGTTGCTCGGGTTCGCATTGGTCAGGATTTGCGCGATCAACTCACCGGCTTGGTTGTCCGTGGTCGTGAGCGCAGACGTCGAGTGCGCGCCGGCAACGGTGATGGCAATGTCGTCGTTGGCGAGCAAGCCAATCGCGGTCGTGTAGTCGTCCGCGGTCGTGCCGCTCGTGACGGAGCCCGTCGAGATGGTCGTGCCGATGGTCGACGTGGGCTTGTCGAACGTGACGCGAATGCGTCCGAGAACGAGGTCGCCCTTGGGGCCCAAGTTCGCCGCGGTGAACGTGAGCACGCCGCTCGAATTGTCCGCGGTGAATGGCCACGTACCCTGGTCTGCGCTGTTTGAGGCTGCCTTCGCCGCCGCGGCAATGGTGGTGACGTTGTCGCCGCTCGCAACGGAGAACGTGGCAACCTGGCCACCCCATTCGATCTTGCCCGTGCCGGCGCTTGTCGCGGTGGTTGCAAACGTGACGTCGAGCGTGGCAGCCGCAGCGCCACCGCCTTCGGGCACGGCAATGGCGTACAGGGTCGCGCCCTTGTCGACCTGAAGGTACGCCCAGACCATCCAGTACAGCTCGGAGCGCGCGCCGAAGCGGTTCTTTGCGTCGTCCAGATCCTTGATGGGATTCAGCTTGTCGAGCGTGTTGGTGGATTCGCTGCCAGCGCTCGTCTTGTTGCCAAGAAACACGACGGGGAGGTCAGACGCACCACCGCTCAAAGCGCCGCGGTTGAGCGCAATTTCGCGCCGGTCCGCGGGAATCGGATCGTAGGGGTCAACCCCCGTAAGTGTAACGCCCATGGTCTACCTCAGCTCCCCTTCGCGAAAGCCTTCTCGGCTTCCTCAAAATTCTTGGCCACAACCATCTCGCCGATCTGCTTCAGCGATTCCGCGGCGATGGCTTTCATGACCATTTGGTCGGCGGTGATCGCGACCAATTCCTCGACGTCGTCGTACAGATCGACAAGGTGATTGTCGGGGTCGGGCGGGCCCTCAATGGTCTTGGCGACCTTGCCAAGAAAGCGCATGTTGATGCCCGAGGGGTGCGGCACAAGCTTCCCAGGCACCCCCCTCACTTTGATTACACGGAGCATGACTGTCCCCTTCGCGCGGCGTGTTTGCTGCGCTGGAAATCGATAGGTTGTTTCGGGTTGTGCGCTGGTCAGCGCGGGAGATTCAGCGCGGGCGCGTTACCCTCGCGGGAACGTCGAGCCGACAACACAAGCGCCATTCGACGTGTTGAAGAACGGCAAGGCGCCGTAGGCCTTCGCGGTCCCGCCAATCAAGCAGTCTTGCGCGCCGCCCGTGATGTTGATGGCCTTCGCGGTGTTGTAAATCACCTTGCCTGTCACATCGACGTACACGCCCGAGCCCGCGGCATTGCAGGTGCCGAACAAGCGACCCATGATGCGCAGCGTGCCGTTGGCGAGCACGTCAACACCGTTCCCGCTCGCGGCCACGTTCGGAGCAAAGACAGCGGCCCAATAGCCTGACTCGACTTGCACGGTGCCACCATGGTCGGCAAGGTATTGCATGCCGTAGGACACCATGTTGGACAGCGTCACCTCGCTGCCAACGTGCGCCTGCGGCGAGGTCGACGTCGAGTAGCACACGCCCGAGTAGCCTTGGAGCAGGCCGCCCTGCTGCGCGCGGAAACCGTCCGTGTGTTTGCAGCCTACCGTCGAGACGCGCGTGCCGTAAACGTCCAGACCAACGGTGCTCGACGTGTATAGCGTATGAACGCCGGACCCGTAGAACTCCACGGTGTGGATGCCACCATCGCCAAGCGCGCAGTCGTAAAACAGGATGCCGCTACTCGCACCGGCCTCGATGTTGAAGGTGACGTTGGCGCCAAAGTTTGTCAGCGTGTAGCAGGTGAATGCGCCCGTTGTGAGCGACGTGCTGCCGTAGCTGACCGAGTCAATCGGGTCCGTAACGAGCGCCGTTTTGCTCCCTTGGTCTGCCATGATCCAGCACGTGGCAAAGTTACCACCGCCGATGTCGACCTTGACGAGACAACGCAGGTTCGCGCCGAGCGACGACGTCCACGACGTGGGCAGACCCGACGCGGTGATGGTCGACATGGTGCCGCTTGCCTCGACGACGTTTTGCACGCTGGTCAAGGTGCCCGTCAGAATCGAGGTGCGCGCGCCGATGAAAGACAGCACGGCTTGATCGCCGAGCTTCACGTACGGGGCAAGATTCTCGTTTTTGAACGTGTCCGCCGCATCGGTCAGGTAGACCGAAATCGCCGATGCCGTCAGCGTGACATTGCGGATGCGGTTGAAAAATCCGCCAAGCGTTTTGAGCGGCGCGGTAGATGTGCCCGCGGCTGAATCCGAGCCTGTCGAGCTGTTGATGTACCAGGCCGTTTGCGTCGCGATGTCGGCGCCGGTAAGGACCTCGCCGCCCGTTGCGCGCACGAGCCAGTTGGTGCCGTCAAAAAAACAGAGCACATGCCCGGGACCCGTGAGCACTGCCAGCGTGCCGCCCGCTGCGCCACCGTTGGCCACCGTGAGCGCGTAGGCTTGTTGCCCGGTCGAGATAAGCACCCAATGCCCAGCGCGCGCTTGCGTGGTGCCTAGCGTCTTCGTGCGGGCCGCCGTGAGTGTTCCGGCTGGGCAGTGACGCCATTGCTCGCCCGAGACGTAAAGCGTCTCTGCGGCGTCCGTGAGGTCCGTGCCGCGGTCATCGTAGGGGACGTCGCGCCACACGCCCGCGGTGCCGCCTGCGTGGGTCAGAACCGTGACTTGGTCGGCAGTGTCCGTGCCGTTCGTCACCCACTTGTAAAGCCGGGGCTTGTCGACGGGGATGACGTAGTGGTTGTCGTGGTCTTCGCCGGGGGACGCTTCGATGTTCGCGACCGAGTCACGAATCAGGGCGGGACGGCGCGGGTAAGCTGTGCTCACGGCTTGAACCCGATCGTTTTTTCGGACCGGTTCAAGTCATCTTCCAAAGCGGGAAGAATCACGCGAACAAGCCCTTCATAGCCAATCTTCGCGGCGTGCCGCTTGATGCGACGAAAGCGCCTGCGGGTGTCCTTGGCGTCGGACTTGCTGACGCACATGGTGATGTCCAGGTGGAGCTTCATTCGTCTTCCGTCCCATCCCAAGGCGGGACAACGCGCTCGACAAGATCAAGCAGACCAAGCCCCGTGTCCTCTTCGTTGACCTGCAAAACCAAGTTGCCGTCCGTCATGGTGTCCGTCGGGTCAACCGGGATCCAAGGCCCAACGCGCTCGACCACCTTGACGGTGCCGGACAGCGTCGGGAATGCCCGTACGACGGCACCTTCGCCGCCGCCACCGGGCCGTGCGTCCGCAGTGGGAACAGGAGCCATGAGGCCGATGATGCCGCCCGTGTACTCCCAGCCAATCAAGCCGGCCGAAGCAACGTAGTGCTGGACCTGCAAACCAACCGCACCACCACCGTACGAATAGCTCGGGTGGTAGCCTGCGTTGGAGGCTTGCGCGAGGATGGCATCCACGTTTGCCAAGAGGGCTTGGCGCTTTTCCACTTCGGGGAAGGTGACTTGCTCGGTCACGTAGAACAGCGCCAGTTCGCGCTCGCGGATGTTGGCTGTCGTCGTCCAAGGCTTGACGGTAGACTTGCCTTTCCACCACAGGTAGAGCGACGGTGGGTTTCTGCGCGGCCACCACGTGCCAGGGTCGTATGCGTAGGTGCTGCCCGATGGGATCGCCGTCGCCGTCATGGGCGTCAGCACGGCAAGCTTCGCATTCAGGTTCGTGTTGAGGACGTACGCGAAGAAATCGAGCAAGACCGCTTGGGTCGGATCGGGTATGGCCGAAAGCGCAGCGCCCGCCGCGAGCGGGTAGGTGTTTGCGCCAACGGTAAAGCCTTCGCCCATGTCAGAAGGGGGTCGCGCGGGTCAACGGTGCAAGGTTGAGCATGTACTCGACGAACAAGCCGCTAGGACTTGTGCTGTCGATGCTCATCAGCTCGTAGTTGTGCGTGCCGTTGACGCCCGCGATCACGTAGTAGAACTCTTGACCGGCAGACATGGTCGGGCGCAGTTGCGCGAACGTGTAACCACCTCCGCTGTGCGAAGGTTGGATGGGCCCGACGACGAGCTTTCGGCCCTCGTCTTTTTCCTCAACCAAGGGGTTGGGCGACAGCAACAAATCGCTGTAGGTGGCAGTGCCCGTTCCGACCTCACCACTACTCCACGTTGCCGTTCTGACGGTGACCGTCGCAGGTGCAAAACCGAGGTCTTGCACCGTTTGCCAACCGGCATTGATGATGGGCAGAACGTCGTCGCGAAGGCTCACTCAGTACATCTCCATGCGCGTCGTTCTGCCGTTCCCGTTGTCTTGCACCGGGACGCGAACAAGGTTGGAAATCTGTTCGATGATGGCCATGTACTGGTCGCGCGTCGCCGCCAAAACGGAACCCGTTCCGAACCATTCAACGGCCCCGCGACCAACGCTTTTGAGGCCCGCAGAGCTTGTGATGCTCGCGCCCGTCATGGTCGCAAACGCCTTGTTGGCGTCATGCAACAGCAGACGAAGGCGAGCCACACCGCTGTTGGTTGCGATGGGGTAGCCCGTCGCCGCGTGCGCTTTCTTGAAGGCTGCGACGAAGGTGGTTGCTGTCACGGCCTTGACCGTTACGATTTCAGCTTCGTCGCCAACGTCGACAATCAAGCGCGCATACGCCGTGATGTTGGTCATCGAGACGGGCGTCACCGTCGTCGTCGTGTCCGCCGTGATGGTGGTTGTCGCGCTAGTTTCCGTGCCTGTGGATAGGTACGGGCTCACGACGTCGTAGAAGACCTCGTAGAAGCCGTCGGGGGTGAGTGGGTAGGCGCCCACGCCGATGTTGCCATATTGGAGATGTAGCCGAAGCTCTTCGATCTCCGCTGTGGTCAAGCTCATGTGCGCCTACCCTTCTCGGTCAGGTGATGCGGCTCGCGCCGTCGAGGTTCGCGGTCGTAAGATACGGCTGGTATCTGTACACGAACGCGCACGACGACGACGTGACGGTGCCCGAGCCCTGCACGCTGCACTTGAAGTAGCGCACGCCCGGAGCCGAGATCACGTACATCCGTTCGGCGGACGCCGTGAGCACTTCGGTCAATTGCGCGATACCATTCGCGAGCGGATCGTAGGTGGCGTCGTCCGCGCTGCCGTAGAATCTCACCGTCACATCGGTAAGTGAGCGATCGTGAAGGAGAGATCGACGGTCACGCGACCGTCCACCGTGTTGGCAAGGTCGAGCGCGGTACCGAACACCTCGCCCGTGGTCAAGATGGCCGCGGCGCGGCCCGTTGCACTGGTAACCGTTGCCATTAGCCTTGACTCCCGCGCCGAAGATACCGGTAGGTGAAGTTCGCCGTCGAGCTGGTGGTCGTTCCGGTGCCCTGGAGCGACACGCGGAAGTTCTTCCAACCCGAAAGCGGCGGCATGACGTAGCAGCGTTCGGTGGACGCGGTGAGCGTCTCCGACATCACGGTGACGCCATCCGAGATCGGGTCGAACGTGGTGCCGTCCATGCTCGCGTAGAAGCGGACGACGACGTTGGTGAGGGAGCCGATGGTGAACGACAGGTCAACGGTGACCTGCGAGCCCCATGCGTTGTTGAGGTCGAAGGTCGCGCCGGCGACTTCGCCAGTCGTGAGGATGGCCGCAGAGCGACCAACCGTGGCCTTGTTAGGTGCGGACGATGCCATTGTCTCTAGTCCTTTCTTGTGGTTCGAGACTCAGGCTCACGCCTGGAACAGAACGCGCTGCGCCCCGCGAATGTCGAGGGTTTGGAACGCCTGGACGGAGCGCCAAACGACCTTGGCCTCCTTGCCGTAGTTGGTGTCGTCCGCGTCGAAGCACTGCGGGCCTTGCGCCTCGCCCATGCCAACCGCACCGGGCCCAAACAGGAGCCCCTCGTACACAGTCGCGCTGGTCGGAACGGCATTGCCGTCGCTCGGGACGGTGTCGCCGGCCGCGTACTCTTTGAGCGTGGAGCACTCGTAGATGTCCACGTCTTGAATGCTCGCGATGTAGCCGAAGAGCTGGTTCTTGCCGCCCGCGTGCTGCGCACTGAGAGCGCGGTAGTCGGGGTCGCCAACCATCTGGGTGTTGAAGGCGGTGGGAACGAGCAGCACGTAGCGGCCGTTCGGGAAGTGTGCCCAATTGCGGTCGCTCAGGCTCTTGCGGGCCTTCATGATCGTTTCGAGCGAGACGTTGTGGCCAGCGCCGTTGGTGAACGAGAGCACGTTGCTCACGTCGTCGGCGTAGGTGATGTACGTGGTCGCGCGGAACAGGTCACGAATGACCGTGTCGAGCCACACCGTGTAGTCGTACAGCAAGTGCTGACGCGTCAGGCTCACCAGCTCGTCTTTGTTCGCGCGGTACTTCGCGTCGAAGTTGCGAATGGCGAACGGCTGCACCGCGGTCCCACCCGAAGCGTAGGGGCCTTCGTACTCTTGGAGCACGACGGGCACCTCTTCGGCGGAGATGGTTCGACCCGTGGTCGACGTCGCGGCATCGGCAAGCACCTGACGCGCAGAGAGCGAGTAGCCACCACCCGAGAAGATGGGCCGGCGCAGCTTGATGGTGTCGCCCTGCGCGAGACCAAAGCCGGGAACGTAGGTGACGCCTTGCGGGTACATGCCGCCCATGCGGATCAGCTCGTCAAGGCTTTGGGGAACGGACTCGCCGCCTCCCATCATCTTGACGAACGACGCCGCGCTGTCGAGGCCCATCTCGATTGCAGTCGAGGTGAGGCCCGACGCCGCAGCCATCTTGGCGAAGAAGTATTCAGGATTCGGCTGCGGAAGCCGCATGCCGATGTTGACGGAATCGATGTAGTTTGCCGGCAGAGTGCCGCGGTTGATAGAGCCCATGTGGCTTTCCTTCTTTTGGGTTCAAACACGGCCCTAGCGGGCAACGTGTGGGGTCATTGTGCTGGGCGGCTCGCCTCAATGGCCAGCTTGTTCAAGCTGTAAAAAAGGCCAGACGCGCGCGGGTTGGTGCGTTCAAGTTCTTGGAACTCATCCCACTTCGACTTGGGCGATGTGGGGCGGGGAGCCGCCGCGGGAGCGGCGGTGTTGACGGGGGCGGCCATCGGCGGAGGTGCGGCCGGGGCAACCGGTGCACTTGGCGTCGCTGTCTGAGACACAGCCCACGTCGGGCGAAGGGCGCGAATTGCGGTGGACACCTTCAGCGGGTCATCACCTGCGAGGGCCTCAACGGCAGCGCGCTGTTCGGGCGTAAGGGAAGCGAGATCCGCGGCGGCCTGTGCCTCGACAGCGGAGCGGTATTGGTCGCGCTCGTTCGCTTTGGCTTCCAGTGCAGCGGCGCGCTCCTGCGCCTTTTGCAATTCGCTTTTCTTGGCTTCCTGGTCAGCCTTGTAGGCGTCCAGTGCAAGCTTTGCATCCTTCGGATTCTCGACGCCGAGATCCTTCAAGATGGCCTTGCGAGCGGCTTCCTCCGCGCGACGCAATCGGTCAGGAAGCCAGTGCGGTTCCTTGTCCGGCTCCGCGGGAGCGGGCACGGCAGGCGTCGCGGGCGCCGCGGGGGCAGGTGTGGCAGCCGGCGCTACGGGTGGCGCTGCGATGGGTGCAGCGGCGGGAACGCCAGCGGTGATGGTGGAGAGAGCGGGAGGCGCAACAATGGGCGCTTCCGGCGCCGCAATCGGCTCGGGCATGATGGGCTCCAATTCCGCGATGCGCTCGCGTGGGCGTAGTGGTGGAGTTGCCGGACTACCCGGCTACGGTCAGGATTCGGTGAACGCGACGAGCAGCGAGAACGGGCGACCTTGCGCGACAACAGCGGTCGCGTCGGTGTACTCCGTGGTGAAGCTCGACAGAGTGATCTCGAAGGTGATGTCGGCCGAAGAAATCGCGGCCCCCTTGCAGTACATGTACACGCTCGGATCGGTGCTCTTGGTGGCTTCGATGCCGCCCATGCAGTCGACCAACGTTACGGTCTTGCCATTGCGACGGCTCGCACTGATAAGCGCGGCGACGCCGGTAAGAATGCCGTTGTCGGACTGGGCATACGTGCCCGAAACCGTGAAGAGGATTTGTGCGACCTGAAGGGTGCCGACGCTACCCGCCAAGCCTTCCACAGTGTTGACGCTGTGAACCGTTCCAGAAACGACTGCCATGTGATGTTCTCCCTTGTGCTGTTAGGCGTGATTCAGTTGTTGTTTTTGGCCGGGGCGGGCTTCGCCTTCGGCGGTTTGGTCAGTTCGTCCAGCGCCGCGGCACCGGCCTTCGCGATCGCCTCCGCGCTCGGGCCGAGTTCGCTTTCCTCCAAGCGGCTCGCCACGATGGAGGCACGAGCGGCACCCTCGGCTGCTTCGGCAGCGTCGGACGCGTCGAATTCAGGAACGTCTCCGCCCGCGCACTTGGCAATGCCAGGGGACACGATGCGAACACCGGAAACAGTACAGAAGAACGCCATGGGAAAACCCTCGTTGCCGCGCGCTCAAAAGAGCCGGGCGTTTGCTATTTCAGACACGACACGAATGGGCAGGAGCTCGCTCGAACAGCGGCAACGCCTGTGGACATACGCAGGGAGCTTGTCTTCGGAGAACCGCATTCCGATAAGCACCCACTCGCCATCTTTGCGCGAGCACACGGGGCACACGCGGGAGTCGAGCGTTGCGTCCCAAACCTTGACAAGCAGCGTTGCGGCAAGCGCATCGTTGCGCGACGTTTCGTTCGTCTGACGCTCGACCTCATCCACGCTTGCGGTTTGGACTTCGGTGATGGTGAGCGTTTTCGCGAGGTAGTCCGCGGCGTCGGTCGCCTCATCAAGCTCGCTCGGCACGTTCCGCCTTCTTGGCCTCGATGGCCTTCAACGCGGCTTTAAGCCACGCATCGACGTATTCGTTGGCCGCTTGCTCGGCTGCTTTTCGATCGGACAACGTGGTGTTTAGTGCCGTCGGCGCCTTAACCTTGATACCGCTTTCGTGCGCTGCGAAATCGTATTGCCGCGCGAGGTTGTCGCGGGCGCTCTCCCGCGCTGCCCGACGAATGGCGACGAAGGTGTCGGGGAGGATTCGCCTCAGTGCGTTCGCAACGTTCGTTGCTGCGCGTTTGGGGTTTGCGCGCGACCCAGGACGGTAGAAGTCCACCACGCGCTCGACGACGCGCCGCAATCGAACGAGGGCCTCACGCTCCTGTTGGAGCCTCGACGCCGCGCTCCGAAGGTGCAGCAGTTTCCACCGGCTCGGAATCGCCTCCGGGTTGATCCGTTTCGGCATTGTCCACTTCCGGCTTCTGCTTGTCAGCGACGGCCTTCACGGCGTTTTCGAGTGTCGCATGGGCGGACTCGGCGCCTTCCTCTTCGGCGTCTTCGGCCTCTTGGTCAGAGTCGGCAACGCCCATGTATGGCGCAACGTAAGCCGTTGCGGTCTTGCCTGTGACGATGCCGCCGTCCTTGGCTTGCACGGCCGTTTCGACGGCAACCTTGATGTCATCCGGCGAAGGTGACATGTAGTCGCCCCACGTCGGAGTGATGGTCGGAGGAATCCACAACGGGCCTTCCGTCGTGCTCACCATGAAGCGTTGGAGGATAGGCGCGGCCTTCACGGCGCCGGGCACCAAAAGACGCTCGCCCTTCGTGACCGCGACGATGCGCAACATCATGGCGAGCACCTTCGCAAAACCGTGCTCCCACCAGTGCTCACGCAGCTCGTCGACGAAGGCAAACATGGGGGCGTAGAGGCGTTGCAGCGCTACACCGGCAAGGTCGCGTTGCATGGCCGTCTCGGGGTCGAGCAACATGACCGACAAGGCTTCCAGGATGCGCGACCGGACGCTCATGATGTGCTTGCCGGCAACCTCAAAAGCCCTGCCACTCGTTTCCAAAATCCCAAGGTGAGCTTCGCCGCTGTAGCTCCAAATCTCATCGGGAGCGAGGGCACGCGCCTTCTTCGGATTGACACCGAACGGTCCGCCCTTGACGGGGTCCTCGCCGCGTGGCTTGGCAGTGCGCACGACGGCCGCGGGTTGCTCGCCTTCCGAAACGTTCGTCTCGTAGGCTTGCGGCGTTCCGAAGTAGTTGATGCCGCGGTGTTGCTGAGAGAGCGCGAAGTTGAGCGCGTCGAATTCGTCTTCGAGCCCGGCGTACAGGCCCGTTCCGTCGATGTCCGAGCAGTGCGCTTCGGGAAGGTTGCGGATCCAAACAACCGGGCAGAAGCCGAAGCCGTGCCGCGCTTTTGCCGTGGCCTCTTCGTCGACCTCCCATTGAATGGTCGCGCCGAATTGAGCGGCTTCCGCGTCGCGGTAAACGATGCACTCATCCGCGGTAAAGTCGCGGCGAAAGTAGTGTGTGCGCTGTAGGATGGTCTTGCCCTCTTGCACCTCTTTGGGGAAGGGGTAGCACCACACCATGCGCTCGACCTCCGCAGCGGGGTCGTTGTCGCGGAAGGCTGGGAAGCAGTCTTGTGGACGGGGAAGGGTGAGAGAAATCTCACCGCGACGAATGCCGAGCACGACGGGCGACGTCTTGCACGACAGCCCCGAACGCATCATCTGGAGCGCTGCGCTTTTCAGGTGCGACGTGCGCGCGATGTCTCCGATAAGTTTGGTGAGTTGCTCGGACTCCGCTTCGGAAACGGTCAGCTCGGGACGGATGGCGTCTTCCGCGTCAACGTCCTCGATGGCAAGCGTGGGGAAACGGCCTTCACCGATCGCGAAGCGCACGGCTTCGTTGACCGCCGCTTTGGGCAAAGGGTAGATGATGCAGGGCTTGCGCTCGCGCAGCGGGACGCGCTCGCCGTTGCCTGTTTCGCCCGTGTACCAGTCCGCTTTGCCGTCGTATTGCGTGCCGCAAAAGTACGCATGCAAGCGCGAGATTTCGCGGTAGCGCGCAGTCTCGCAAAGGCGCTCAGGCGCGGTGAAAAGGTCGGGGGCGTCCAAGGGCTATCGGTTGTCTTTCTTGGCGCCTGGTCAACCGCCGCGGGCTTCGTGACTGCCTGCTTCGAGCCGTGATCCGCCGCGACGCTTCGAGAAGAAGTGCGTGTGTACACTGTACCTACAGGCATCCTGGAGGTGGTCGTTGTGCTTGACCGGGCGGTCTTCGAACTCGTCTTCGGTCTTCGGATTAGCCGCCCACCGGTAGGACTCGACTTCGCCGATGTACTGCTTGCAGGTGTCGAGCACGAAGAAGCGTGGCTTCTCGCCGAGCACGTCGTCGAAGTGCATGAACGATTGCACCGCGGAGATTCCGGGGCTCACGCGGTTGTCCGCGGGCACGACCTTGGTGCGCCCTGGCTCGCTGTAGAGCACATCGGAAAGCTGTCGTAGGTAGCCCGCTGCGCGTGCGCTTGTCGCGTCGTCGCTTCCGCCTGCGGGGTCACAATACCAACGCGTCGGGCCGTACTGCCGCTGAATGTTGCGAGCGATTTTCCACCAACCATCTTCGGTGTACGGGACGCCCGATGCGCTGTGCTCCTCGATGAGCCAACAACGCGGCATCTCGCACGCTTCGTATTCGTCCGTGCCTGGGATGAACACGCGGTCAACGCCGATGACGAGCATGGCGCCGCGGGCCGCTGTGCCCCAATCGACGCCGACGATGTATTCGTCAAAGTGCTCGGGAAGCTCGTGCCGTCCAACAACGTGCCGCTCCGCATTCCACTCGTCGTAGACAAGCCCAACCGGCGCGTTGAACGTCGCCATGTACTCTTGCTCGAACGCGCGCTTGGGAAGGCTCTTGCGGGCCCTTTCGATTTCGCTCCGAGCAATGATGCCCGCTTCGAGCGAAGTGACTTGGATCGTCGAATACGACGGGTCGAAGTGGTCGCCCGCAAGGCCCTTGCGGTACTCTTGAAACAACCGCCCACGGCCCTTGGGGGTTCCAAGTTGCAGGAGCAGACCGAGGTTGTCGGAGAGCGCCGGCCGAATGGCTTCGTCGAACACTTCCGGCGTGAAGTTCGGATCGTCGGTTTCGTCCGTGATGAACAGCTTGAAGCCGTCGCCACGCACGCGTTCGTAGGCGTCCGCGCTGTAGAGGTACAGGCGCGTCCCCGATTTGAATTCGATCGTCAGCTCGGAGTTGTTTGGCTTGCCCTCGACGAAGTGTTTTGCCGCGGGGTCGCGAAGGTCCTGCATGAGCGGGCGCCAAAGGAGGCGCTTCGCTTGGCCCAACGTGGGGGCCATGTAGCCGACGTCGCCAGGGCCGTCGTCGAGTGCACCTGCAATGGTTACGGCGCGCGAGCCTACCGTCTTGCCCGAGCGGCGGGCTGCTACGGCAACGACGTTGCGGATGTCGTGATTGAAGCTTGACGGTCTTGCGCTTTGAAAGCGTCCGGCAGCTTGGTTGTAAAGCCAGCTTTGAAACCACGTTAGTGCCGTTCCGGGGCGACGTGGGGCGGGCTTGAAGCGCCACTCACTCACTCGACGGATCTTCGACCTTGGGCCGTTCGGCAGAAACGGTTTCGACGATGAAGCGGATGGGCTTGTCGTCACCACCACCGGCTTCCTTCAACCGTGCATCGCGCTCGATTGTGCTCCGCTCGTCCGAGTCAACCACGCCGCTCATGACGCGCACGGCTTCAATAGCTTCGCGGTATCGCTTGGAGCCCATCGACTCCGCGGTGATGGTTGAAAGCGTCGCAATCATGCGTGCGCGAATGTCCTCGGAGTGCCCAATCTCACGGCGAATGTTGCGGCTTGCCTCGCAAGCGAGGTTGGCGACGGTTTGGCGACTGACGCCCCACTTTTCCGCAAGAACGCCCGGTGTCATCCCGGGGCGGTAAAGCCCACTGGCCATGAGGCGTTCGATGTGCTGAACGCGTTCGGCCGTCGAGCCACCGTTGCCATTCTTGTTACCCACAGTGAGTTTCTTCGATGTTTTTGAGAATTCTGCCGAATTTCGGCAAAGTGTTTGACGGGCCCAAACTGGCAGTTTAGTTTTCAATGCATGACGAACGAACTGACCCGCTCGCCGCGACCCTACCCCACAACGTCAATTACCCACGCCGATGCGCGTACCGCTTTGCGTGCCGTTGGCTGTGACTTTTCTCGCGAGACAATCGAGCACCCCATTGGGTGGTCTATCCTTGTCGCCATCTGGGAGAGCAAGCGCAACGCGAAGGCTCGCGAGGACTACGACATGCCCTCTTGGGCCCGTCTAGTTCACTCGCTGAACGCCACTCGCGCCTACGACATTGACACCAAGGCCCCCGCCTCACGGCTCGTGCCGACGTGGCGTCTTGGTCGGTTGCTCAAGCACATGGGCGGAGTCGCCCCGTCAGCGAAGCAGGTCAAAGACCAAGCGAAGCTGGAGGCCAACGACCGCGCCCGCGCTTCGGCTATCGCGCGGCTTATTGGCGACGCTCGACTTGATAACGAGAGCAACGTTGCGCTCCCGTTCGAAGGCCTCTGCGAAGTTGTTCTCGCCTGTCGCGGCGGGTTCATCGTCATTGGACGGCCCGGCGAGGAAGTCGCGTTCGAGCGCATCAAGCTTGTGGAGATGGTAAAGACCGTTCGAGTGCTCGGTGTCTCGCGGGTGACTCTTACGTCAACCGGTGCGAAGCGCGGCATGTTGTCGCTGCGCTGGCAGAACGGTGTCCACCGCGGAGGACTCGACTTGTTGCCCGTCTACACGAATGCGAACGACTGGAAACACGAGACGAACACGGCGGTCACGATCCCCTGGGGCATCAAGCGAGTAGAGCGCGTTACCACGCAGCCCGAAGCGGAGCCCGTTACACCTGAGCCCGAGCCGCAGGAGGTGGCTGTCGTCGAAAGTGAAGCGCCCCCGGTTTCCGAGGAGCGTCCCGTTGTGCAAGGCGCCGACGGTCTCAGTCGTACGCAGCGTCGTTGGGTGCAGTTCAAACAGTTGCGGCCTGCGGTGGAACGGCTAGAATCAGACCTTGCCGACGGGCGCGTTCAATCTGTTGTCGCGGCCCGATTTCTTGCCGAGGCTAAAGCCTGCAAGCCAACCAGTTGGGGATCCGTTTTGACCCGCTGGGAAAAGGCTCTTGCTGCTGTTCAGGAGGCCGCGTGAAAGCTCTATCTGTTATGCAACCGTGGGCATCGCTTTTGGTGAATGGCACCAAAAAAATCGAATTGCGAACGTGGTCCACGCCGTATCGCGGCCCACTTGCAATCTGCGCGGGCGTTCGCGTTGATCCACGCGGTGCCAGACATCCGAGCGACGGCCCTCGCGGCGTATTGCTTGGCGAAGTTGTCGTTACCGTCGTCCGTCCTGCGACGATGGCTGACGCCAATGCCGCGGGCGTCACGTCTGACCAAATGACCGAAGCACTACGCGCGGCCAAGGCCAAGGGCAAGACGCTGTTCGCCTGGGTTGTCGACCGTCCGCGCGCAACGGTCGAGCATCGTCCCGTCCGTGGGCTGCTGGGTATCTTCAGCTTGGACCCGCGACCATCCCAACCAGAACAGTGCCCGCTCGGCGGCATCTGCGGCGTCTCGGAACGCTAGCGCCATGTCCGCAGCGTTCAAGATAGCTTGGCATGGGCAGGTTGCGGTTACCATCAACCGGTGAGCTGACCGCCGTCCAGCGTGATGCACTCGCCATGAATCCCGCGGGCATCAACGGAGCACAGCATTGCAACAACGTGCGCGACCTCTTCGGGTGTGAAGAGTCGGTTCTGCGGCGACATCTTCGCAAGGTCGGAAAGTGCGGCCATTTCTGTGCGTCCAGTTTTCGCAACGACGCGTGTTACGACCTCTTTCGCCATGTCCGTGCGCACCCACCCTGGGCAAACGGCGTTGATCGTGACGCCCGGCTTGGCAGCAATTTCTTTCGCAACTGCGCGCATCATGCCTATCACGGCATGCTTTGAAGCACAGTACGCCGAAGCGTACGGGAAGCCCGTTAGCCCCGCTACCGATGCCACGAGCACAACACGCCCGAATTCGGCGTCGATCATCTCCGGCAACAACGCACGTGTGAGTTGGAACGGCGCGCGACAGTTGACCTGCCAAAGCCGCTCGAACGCCTCGCCGGTCGTTCGGTGCAGCGGCTCCGTGTTCGTGATCCCAGCGTTGCAGACCAGAACGTCCACTCGCCCCACCGTGCGGCGCACATCGTCCAGGCATGCCGCCGTTGCGGCAGTGTCGCTCATGTCGCCGACGATGGCGTGTCCGCCAATGGACTTGGCGACTTCCGCCAGCGTTTCCAGCGTGCGGCCAACAACAACGACCGTGTAGCCGTCAGCGGCGAGTTTTTCTGCGATTGCGCGCCCGATACCACGCCCACCGCCCGTTACCATCGCGATCCCGTTGTTCACGCTTTCACTCCTGCCCACAACACCTGAGCTGCGGCAACATCACTATACGTAGGGCCCACATACTTGAAGTGGGCTATCCTGCGACCAGTGGCGTTCGTCTTTGCCAATTGCGACAACGATGTTGTCGCGGACGTTGCGGTGCTGAATTTTGGGGCTGCCGTCATTAACCACGTGGTCGACTTCGCTTGCCTACGGATAAGCGCCGGGTGACCTGGGTGCCCCGTCAGCACCTTGCCGTTGGCCTTCGCAATCGCGCCAAGCAAGTCGATGAACGGCATCGCTAGGCCGAGCCCCTGATAATCGGGCAGCACGACGAGTCGACTGATGCTCTCGATGTTCTTCACCTTCGGATGCGGGAAGTGGAGCGTGCCGGCAAAACACGCGGGGGATCCTGCTATGAGCCCGACGAAACAACGGGCCGCGTTGTGCAAGTCGCGCGTCAGATAGTGATGCGGAGCGAACCACTTCCACGCCGAATGGTCGCATCGAACGACTTCGAGGGAGACTTCTGGGCGTCGCCGAAGCGACCTCCAAGCAAACCGCCCCAGGTGAGGTTCAATCACCCAGTCAGGTTGCAGCCACTCCTCGACGTCGTAGTGGCAAGTAACAGCGACAAGCCGCTTGCTGCGCGAGCGAATCGACTTTGCGATGGCGTGGCTTCCGATCTGCGCCACGGTGCGGTCCACTACGCTGGTGAACTCGTCGATGCAAATCGTCTCGCGTTCATCTACAAGTGCGCGAGCCATCGTCGCGCGAAACTGCTCGCCGTTGGACAGGACGTGGAAGGGGCGGAGCCAATTCGGCGGCGAGGAGAAGCCAACCGAGGACAGCGCAGCCGTCGTCTCGCGGATAGGGCGGTCGCCGAAGCCGTCCACGATCGTCTTGTCGTGCGGCCAGTCGTAGCCAGAAACGATGCAATCGCCGAACAGGTGACGCGCTACGCTCGACTTGCCAGCGCCAGATGGACCCACAATCAGCCCAATGTTCCAGGGGCGCTCTTCATGGGGCGCGTCGAAGTGGAACTCGACCCGAGTCTTTTCGGCAGCGGGCACATCGAAGAGCCCTTCCA